CATTAGTAGTCGTATTATATGAAGCTACATAACCAACTGCTTTTGATGAAGTTTTTTGTTGTTCTATTTTGTCTCCTACATTAGGAACATTTCCAGAAAAGGAATTAATTTTTATCGAATATAGACTAGAAAATATTCCAGATTGATATGTCTCTGATAAAATATAATTCTTTGGATTTTTTACAATACCAATTTGTGAAAATTTAGTATTAGATGGGAAATCTAAAGTAGAGTCATCAAATCTAGAGTATACTAAAACTTTATCTGCACCAAGTTCTTCATATATGTTGTAACCATGTCCAACAGATGGTGGAATTATTGGTATCAGTTTTGCATTTGGGGATGATGATTGAATTGAAGATAAATCAACTATTCCATAGGTATATCCCTTTCCACCTTGAGTAACTATGGCACTAGTAATACTACCTGACTGGTTTACTTCAATATAAGCTTTTCCTCCAACACCATCACCCAATATATCTACGGTGCGTCCACCCGGAAGATAACCAGACCCAGGATCTTCTATGTAAATTACTTTTATTTGATTATTATTTGAATATGAATTAGCATTTTCTCTAATAGATGCTATTTGAGAGTCATTCGATGTTTCCCAATCATTAGGTAAAACAATATATTCAGTTGAATCAAATTTTATAATATCACTTGGAGGAACAGTAAACAAATATTTCCATATATATCCATCTCCACTATTTCCTGCTTTTGACGGTTCAAAATCAATAAAATTTGGTTCATCTTGAGAGGCATTTCCCTGCAAATTGGTCCCTGAAGAACCATTATATAAACAAATATAAACTCTATAATCCGAATTAATTACATAGTAATTTGAATCGTATAATCTAGAACTATTTGATATTGGACTTGGATTTAAAATACTATAATCATGCCTATACATATCATATCTTGTACCTGCCGACCAAGTATATTTTTTTACAACTCTTCTAATATTAGATTCATTTATTCTTCTTCCAAAAAGAATAGTATCTCTGTAATGTGTTTTGTAATCTTGATTATCTATAGGATTGGGTATAATTCCAGTTATGTTATCATCTGTTTGCCAATTGTTATTTCTACCAAATAACTCTTCTTTTGGATTTGGTAATCCTAAAAATACATAGTAAGAATCTGTAGAATTGACAACAGAATTGACAAAATTGGAAGCATTATTTATTCTAAATTGATCTGTAATTATAGCAGACATTATGATATGTAAAATACCTTTTTTGTATTTATATTAAATTATTTAAGATGAAAAAGATTTTTTAATGGACCCAGTGTTTCTTAGTCCAAATCCTCTTCTTTGAATTAGCGGATATGTTGAAAGTCCGGATATTACATTTGATTTTACATTAAATTGAATTATTTCACTTTGGTCAACTATAAAATTGGATAGTCTTCCCCATGATATTTTTCCAACAGGTATATTATTTGTCGAAAAAGATTGAATTCCTATAGTATTAGTATCCGATAAAATATTACAAGTAATTATTCCTACACCAGAACTTGAATGAACTATGTAAATATTATCTACAGATGAAGTAGATATGCCAATAATATCGGAATTATTTAAGTTTATTGAAGTTACTCCATTACCAACATTAGTTTCTGAAACATAAATGTAATATCCTGGTTGTAAATCTGCAATTCCGGCAGTATTTGGATCTATTTCAAATCTTATAGCTAATGGAGTTCCAACCCCCGTAGTTGTAGATATTCCAACAATGTTACTTGCAAACCCTTCAATTGATGAAATATTCAATACATTTAATGTTTTTGTTGGAGAATTAGGTATCAACACTTTTGGTGGATTCGTGGATGTATATCCAGATCCAGGATTTGTAATTGTAACATTGTTAATTTGACCATTAGAGGAAACTGTTGCATTAGCTTCGGCTTTAATGCCTTCTCCCACTGGCTTTTCCACTATTAAGTTGATAGATGGTCCAACATATCCATTACCTTGATTGTTTATATTAAATCCATTTATTGTTCCTGAGTTTGAAACAGTAAATTCAATTTCCGCATTAGATTGTGATTGTTTCTCATCTATTATAATCAGATCAAAATTATTTTCCAAAGGATTGTCATATTTGAATAATTCTACATTATCTAAAAATATTTCAGAATCATTACTACTAAAATTTTTAATTAATCTTGAAGTTGGATATATTTGAGATTCTATAGAATCTCTAGATTTGGATATAATTTCCCCATTGTAAAATAAATCCCTTTTTTGTTTTATCCAACTAGTGGGTTTATAGTTAATATTATCAATACCTAATCCAGAATATGTTGGAGTTTCAATAACATCTATGGTATCAAAATTTGCAATTATTCTTGGATCTTGTGGAACAGTTATGTTAATTAAATCAGTTTCATTAGATGAAAATACCTGAACACTATCTCCAATTTTAAGTGTTTCATCAATATTAACTAATACTGAGTCTACATTCTCTGTCCCAATATAAAAGAAAATATCAATATTATCTTCTCTATCAGGTGCTTCTATAAATGAAAATGAAGACCCACCATCAAATTCATAAGAAATGCCTGGAGTTTGTAATATACCATTAATAAAAATAACAAGAACATTTTTTAAGTCAATTAATTGAGAATCTTGATTTGAATTATTTTTTGTAAAACTTATAAGTTGAGAGTTATAAAATAATGGGAATGACTTTCTAATTCCATCTTGATAATTTTTTATTGAATCAATATAATTGAGTGTTCCAAAATTCCATAATCCAAAAGAATCTGTAAAGGTCTCTTCAACACTTAATGTAAATTCTTCAATTGGACTACTTAATCCTTTGGCAGTAACTAACCCTACAGGTCTAAAAACATCTCCTTTTTTAAATCCATAACCATTTCTAGATATTTTAAACCCAACAACTGAGAAAGTAGTAGAACCTATACCTGATGTTGAAGATGCTCCTACTTCAACATCAACTAAAAGATTTATTCCAGTTTCTGTAGTTTCACCTATACCCAATCTAGAAAATCCAATTATTGGCAAATTATTATAAGTTGGTGGTTCTATAATTATTTCTGGATTCACATACCCAGTTCCACCATTAGTAATATTAAATGCTAATGTTCCACCAGCACCTACAGATACATCTATTACAGCATCTGTTCCTGTATGTTGAGGATCAAATACTTGAATGGAAACAGGCTCTCTATACCCAGATCCATAAGAACCAAATTCTTCATTAGTAGTTATTTGCTGTATGACTCCACCAACCAAAACACAAGTAACTGAAGCTCCAACTAAAGGTGCATACCCCAGACCACCAGAAGAACCTACAGAGACGATTAGACCACCTCTTGGCAATTGATTTTGATTTATATCATCAGTAGAAATTAAAATTTCTCCATTTGAAGAGGTAATACCAGTAAATGAAACTGTTGTTATTCCCAAATTTAAATCTTCAATTATTTCAAAATTATTTCCAGAATTATTTAATGTTGTTGGGGTTTGAAAAATTCCATTGATAAGTAAAAATCCATTTCCACCAGAAACACCTAAACCTGTCGTGTTTATTCCCTGAACTGTAATTTGATAATCACTATCAAATCCGGTAAATTTATCTCTAATATCATCATATATTATATTTGAACTATAATCACTTCTTAAAAACACTCTACCATTAAAAGATGATTTTTCATTTTCAAGCGAATAGAGTTCTTCATTATTTTGAAATACTAATCCTCTAGGTGGTTCTGTAAAATGTATTTCATTTTTTACTATGTTATATGAACCCCGATATAATCTAGCAATATCTCCATCAAAATGAGTAGATAATGTTGAACCTACGAAAGATCTTTCAACTTCTATTAAAGGAAATGTTCCAGCAAAACTTATAGGTCCACTTGAGCTTGTACCAAAACCAACATTGGTAATGTACATATACTCATCATTAATTTTTACTACATCCTTTGGACTTAAAGTAGAGATTCCACTTAAACATAATACCGTGTCTGCAATTCCAACTTGTCCCCCATTATTTTCCAAATTATAGTTTATTGGAGTCCAAAGTAATGGATATTGAACTATATCATCAATTGTTATTAGAGTTTTTGAATTTTTTTCATACATTTCCAATACATGAGCATTGCCCTCACCATCAGAAGTAAACGTAACATGAATACCTACCTGAGCATAATCCTTTCTTGTTGACAATTTAAATTGATCGGGACTTATTTTAATTACATAAACTTCTTCTGGAAGTTTATTGGTCAATATACCAGAAGAATTTAATGTTAGACCAATTCCAACAGGACTTTCGGAGATATTTTCAAATGTAGATTTTGGAGTATAAATTAATCTCTCTAAATTACTGAAAAAATGATTTTTTATATTAAAAACTCCTGTTTCTTTATTTAAAACTAAAGAATTTTGAGGATTAAAAGTTTTTGTAAAAATAGGAATTCCATCACTTTTTAATTCAAATGAAGTTTCATCAAATCCAACTACATTTTTTCCGTAAAATTTAAATGTTGTTATATTTTCAGATACAGGAAAATATGATAATTCATTTGGTATATTTTCATCATCCAGACTTGTATATATTTTTTCGTTGAAAGAAAGTATTTTAAATGTTTCTGTCGAGTAATTTATATCAGGGTAAAATTTAACTAATAAATTATTTCCATTATAAACAGCACCAAATGTTCCTATTCCCAATTCATTAACATCACCAACAGATAAAAATGGATATTGATTAATATTAATATTTGTTCCATCATGTATAATCATTATTTCATGTAATGATGTTGTTTTACCAAGTCCAACCTCAACTAACGATTTTGATGAGGTAAATAAATTATAATTCATTGAAAATACATCATATGAATT